CCCAACGCCACTAGTAAGGAGACGCTCAATATTGGCACCCTCACGATCCAACTCGCCAATACGATCAGCGAAATCAACAAAGTTTGTTGAAGGTTCTGAAGTAACCTGAGAAACAAACTCTTCATACTTACTAAAATTAATCATACATTCCACTCAGCAAATTTAGATAAACGGTTTTGTGTTTCGGAAAATTGTTGGAAGTCCTCACCAGGATCTTCATCGTTGATGCCGATTGCAGAAGCATCATCAGCAACATCATACAGCCTCATTTTGGATCTGTCAATTCCCACCATGAATTTTCGTGAGGTAACAAGGTCTGAGTATCGGTTCTTAAGTTGTTTGACCATGATGCGACCCTGTTGTTCCAACTCCTCAGTAGAGATAAGAGCGAACATAAAATCAGCAGTGGCAGGAAGACCAAAAGACTCAGAAGTATCGGTAAGATCTGGATCACTATTGCCATAACCACTACGAGTGGTCTGAGTAGCACTAATAATAGGGACGTTACATTCCACAGCAAGACCCCGAAGCTCCTCAGCAATCGCTTTAACATACGTGTAACTGTTGACAATAGCACCTTTGTACCTCATACTTGCACAGATATTAAGATAGTCCACGAAGATAAGATCTGGTTTGAAATCTTTCTTCAACTTGAGATCACTAAGCAGTGCCTTGAAATGACCAGCATGAGCAGATGCTGTTGGATACTCTTTGATGATAAGTTTACCTCTAGTCTTTCTAGCAATCTCATTTACTTTGCTAGTAAAAAGAACTTCTGGCAATTCAACAATATCTTTGACACCTACATTCAAAAGGTTTGCGTCAATTCGCTCAGCAATTTTCTCCTCTGCCATTTCACATGTAATGTAGAGAACGTTGTAGCCCTGTGTGAGCGCGGCACCAGCAACATGGCACATGAATAGAGACTTGCCGACGCCTGTACCAGCAAGAGCGACGTTGAGAGTCTTGTTAGAGAGACCACCTTTGGTAATGAAGTTAAACTTCTCCAGATCAAATGGGACTTTTTCTTCTTTTCTATGGTAAAACTCATATCTGTCTGTTGCTTGTTCTATGTAATCGTGTCCGATGTGTTCGTCAAACGAAACCGCCAGGGCTTCTTGGAGAATTGAGGGTATCGCATCTCGCGAAATCTTTGTATCGCCGCCGTCCGCAATCTTGATTGATTGCATGAGCGCAAGGTATATAGCTCGGTCTTTGCACCACTTTTCTGTGGCGTCAAGTAACCATTCGTAGTCAACCCACTCGTCGGATAGTCCTCGTACCGTCTGTAGCGAATCTTTAAACGATTCATCAGTAAGATCTGTACGATTTTGTAAATTAATCGTAAGGACTTCTTTAGTAGGAACTTTGTCATACTTAGCAGCGAAGTCAGCAATCTCTTCGTAGATAATTTTTTCATGATAATTCTCATAGTATTCTGCTTTGAGAAATGGAACTACCTTACGATAATATTCCTCATTGTGGATGAGATTTCGTAAGATAGTTTCCTCAATACGTTCAATTGCCATAAGTGAATTCTTGCTTTGCAGCTTCTTCAAGTTTTTCCATCACTTCTTCGGTGAAATACTTCTCTGGATCAGAGAGAATAGACTTAGGGTAAACAGTAGATTCACCAACAACGACCCGATTCCCCCTCCTGGTGAAGACTCCGTATTTTTCACCCAACTCCAGTAGTCCGTAATACTTGTCAAGTCCACGGTCGTCAAAAAATAGACGAGTCTCAATCTTACTACCCTCCTTAGTTAGACGTGATTTTTTTGCTTCACACTTAATGATGTTACCAACCAGTTCAGTGCCATCTTTCTCCTTCTTCTTACCAAGATAGATGATAGTAGATGCAGCATACTTAAGACCTGTACCACCTCCCATCTCCTTTGCAGGAACATAGGAACCGATCACATCATATGTATGATTAGTGACGATCATAGGCACTTGTGCTTGCCCTAGTTTGAGCGTAAGCACACGAAATGCACCTTTGATAAGTTGTGATTTGGTCATGTCACGAACTTGTTTGTCATTAGAAATGTCTTCCATCTCTTTAGAAGTGGAAAGCATACCTAAAGAGTCTAGTACGAACATCATAGGTTGACGTTCTTCTTTAGGTTCCTTCATATACTTGTCAACGATGCGACAAGCTTGTGTCCTGAATTCTTCAATAGTGGCAACAGGAAACAAAACCATACGTGAACTGTCAATACCACGAGACTCAATCATGTCACGGGAAATGGCGGATTCAGTCTCAAAATAAATGACGCCACCTGTAGGATTAGCAGCAAGGAAATTACGAACGACGCTGAGAGCAAAAAAAGTCTTGCCCGTGCTTGATTCTCCTGCCAAGGCCGTAACCTTATTGGAAGGAAGACCTCCAAACAACGAACCACTAACCAAGGCGTTAAAGATATAACTGCCAGTATCAACGTAATTAGTAATGTCGCCAGCAGCAACTCCTTCACTAACCAGACCAGCAAATTCATTTCCACTGTCTTTAATTACGGTATCTAAGAATCCCATAGTGTTGCTTCATCCTCATAAAATTGTACATAATTATACTGGTCTCGCATGAGTTTTGCAAATGCAAGAGCAGTGTTGTAGTCTTCAAAGCACTTAATGTCCTCTGGACCAACCTGACCCACGACATGATTAGTCCATGTGACTACAAAGATTTTCTTGCTCATGAAAAGAAACTAGAAATGGTAATGGTTTTTTCGTGGGTCCAACCAATACATTGTAACACATTTTTGAGAGGTTCCAAGAAGGACTTCTCAAATTGTGTTTGATAGTCCACATACTTCTCAATACCAAACTCCTTCGGCAATTCACCGAAGAAGCTAATCACATTCTCATGCAACGGGTTTGGTGTTTTGAGGTACATGAATTTGATCTTCTCACCTTCCTGGATGAGAGGATGTTTGTTTTCTACCTTGTACTTCTTTACATAATGATTATAAAGAAGAGCACCCCTTACTGCAATGGGTGTTCCTTTCTGGTAAATCTCAGTTGGGTGGCGATATTTTGCCAGGTTGTTACATCCTCTGGGGAAGGCGACTTCTTCGTAGGGTCGCTCTCGTGTCTCTGTTCGCACGTCATTGATAAATGAGATAAGCTCATCATTTGTTTTGCCGATAATAATCTTAAACGCTGCATACAATTTGTCCCTAAAATACGCTGGTGTTGATGACCTAGCGGTTTCTAAACCCATGATCTTCATCTTGGGTTCTTTGTATCTAACGCCCTCACTGTCCCAAACATTAAGAATGTAACGTTTTTTAGCAGTCCAGATGCCACGATCAGCGATGTTCTCTCGCTTCATGCTCATCTTTTGGTCATATGCCGAAACGTAATCCGCAAGTTCTTGATATGAACGTTCAATAAAAGGTTCCAGTTTCTCTTGGCAGATCTTGTCAAGTAGCGCCACAACTGCTGCTTTGTCGCCAGACTTAGAACTAAGAAATTTATTAACAAGAGGTCCAAGGTTAAGATAGATTGAGTCAGTGTCAGATGCAATGACATAATCCTCCTTCTCTGTGGAGAGCAACTTATTTAGGTATTCGTTCATACGGTTTTCAATCCAACGGATTGAGACCTGACCACTCAGCGTGATTGCTTCAGCATTAGCTAGACGGTAGTATCGGAAGTGTTCGTTACCGATAGCACCATAAGCAGAGTTCAAAGAGATCTTCTTTGCCATCTGAATATTATTACAGCGGGCGATCTCTTTCATGAGTTCAACAGTAGGAGTTTTCTCATACTGCTGTTTTGCCTTGATCATCTTCTTCTTAAAGATAACACGACTGTCATACATCTTCTTCATCATCTGTGGCAAAAACCCGTGCTTATCTTTACGATACTGAGCACCATTTGCACACACAGAAAACTCACCATCAATATCTACTTGCTTCTCAAGTATCTTATCAACGGTGACCGATGGATGTCTGGCATCTTGGAGTGTCTCTGGTGAGATATTGTATTGCATAATAAGATGAGGATACAGACTGTTGAGGTCAAAACTGACAACCCAATCATAAAATCCTGGTTTCGGTTCCTTGACATAAGCACCTGCATACTTCTCAGTCTTAGTAGCACTCTCCTTCTTAGGAGGGATTGCAATCTTACGCTTTAGTAGTTCG